TCTCGCTTTAATGGACGTACTACGTCCTCCACTGATGGCTAATCAGAATTCTTACTCCTAAGAGTAAGCTACTCGGCCAAACCTATATCCACTGACATATGACCCATTTACACGGGGCACGATGCCAGATCTCCGCAAGATTTCTCTTGCATTAGGAGATGAGGAATAGGAGGACGGGGCCCCAGAGGAGCCACCGTAAAGTGCAATTGCTAGAACCACGCCAGGACGAAAGTGATCAAAGCTGATAACAGCATTAGCCACAGGTCGCCAGACGCGGAGATAGCGGATGCTATTGCGGACCACGACAGGATTTCGTGAAAGCCAATGAGATTCATCGTCATGAATGACGATGTCTCCCAATGATTCAGGACCTCTACAAATGCGAATTTGTCGAGGGATTGAATCAAGGCAGCGAAACCAAGACGAACGATATGCGCCAATCCCAGGAGTACCAGTATTAATACAAATAGTATCAAACCGAACTCCGAAACGGCGTATAGAATTCGCGAGGGCCATGAGTTTCTCGGGGGCATCACATACTTCCTTTAAATGGGAAGGTCGGACATCATGTCCGGCAAAGTAATCACCCCCGCAACTCTCCCTAAATCTCCCGGACACGAATGTCTTGGAGTCGTTAGGTGTAAACCCAAAGAACTTTAGGGATGCAATAGTCGAACGAGAGACGCTAGCCGGAACCACTATGTCGTCGCCAAACACCGAAACCGTAAGGCCAGGTGTATAAGCGTCTTCAGTAGGCGGTTCTAGCTCGCACACCGTATCACAAAGAGTACGGAAGATTAAAGTCTCAAGCTCGAATGTGAAACCGTTCCCCATTGAACTGAACTTCTCAAGCCTAACCCACTTATTATCAATGAGTGTGAAAGGGGATCGAAGGCTGTCAACCAGACAGTACCAGTCATGGGGTAGTAGCAGTTTAACAAGAACGCTACATATGGTATCACTTGCATTAGACAAGTCGATCGTAGAAATGGCTTCTGTAAGAGAACCAATTCTGGCCAAAGATTTATGAAAATCCTGGCATGATCGTTTGTCCCACCCTAAACGTCTAAGCATACGGTTGGAGATTAAATCACCAACTGCAAGCTGATAGAAGACGTTAAGTGACGGTTCTATGCATATCCCTCGTTTCTTCCTAGCGTCCTTGTCGACCGTTGTAAAACGGTTCCCACGGACGATAGTGAAGTCACGAGGTGCATGATAGTCGTCACCTGGGTAGAGAGCTACACCTTGACAAGAGGCAGCAGGAGTACCTGCACCAACTGTGTCTAGGCCGCAGGCCGCATAACGCGACCAAGCAGTCTGGTCCCACGATTGTAGGAAAGCTGTAGCTTGTTGTGTAGTCGAGTAGTCGTCGGTTAGCTTATGAGCTAACGTGATTTTGTCGCCGACATTCAGGTACGTGGAACCAGGGCCGAACTTCCCATCAAGATTGATGGTAAGAGGTGCCCTTCCTAGAACATTCTTAATCTTTTTACGCCAAAGTTTGAGAAAAACATTGACGCCCTTACCGAAGTGATGTGAATCACTAAGAAGGGGATTAAGACGTTCATTGGAGTGGTAGCACTGGGCCTCACTTTCAAAGAAAGTCTTACGTGCTTCGGAATCTAGGTCTTTTCCGAGGTCGAAACCTGGGAATTTCTTAAAGAAAGAAGCAACTTGGGAATCTCCGAGAAAGGTCTTGGCGCACACATAATGCGCTGGCCGTACGTTAATTGATACTAGCCCCAACCAGTCAGACCTCTCGAGCATTTTTAGTGCTCGGTAGGCGACCGGCGTACCTATGCTCCAACATAAAGTTGAGAACACATCACATTCAATTTTGAATTGTGAATTTGACATGAAGTAAGTTCCTTAATTAACCGCGCGGGGCGTAACCTTCGACGAAACAGGCTTTAGTCAACGTGGCACCCAAAAGGTTGCCAAATTGCGAGCCCATCTCATTGATGGTTGCGACCGTTTGGTTTTGAGGAACAAGCAGCGTCGCACTACCAGCCGCTCGGCCGGTAATAGTAACGTTGCCACTCGCGTCAACGGTTTTAGTGGGCCAGGAAAATTCAACGTTGATACGTCGACCCGTCTTTGGACCGTTTGCCTTACTACTGATGAGGAAAGTAGGGTTTTCAGCCAAAGTCGTGCCTTCAGTACCATTACGGAATACAGCGGGGGAGTTATCCCCTGATGCACCTGCGACGGCGGTATAGATCACGTCAGTTGTACCATTAAATTTCTTAATGGTGATGTTTGCCAATACGGGCATATTATATCCTTTAGTAGGAGTAAAGTGTCAGTACCTACTTTCTAGGTAGGAAACCGACGAGGAGAGAAATTGCATTTAAAGCACGCTGCAATGAAGGGCGTTCGTAGGCAAATTGGAGTTTAGGTGGAGGAATTCCACCGTAAGTCCTTTTATACTGAATCCATCGTTTATTCGAATACTGATACCAACGGCCCAAAGGAGGGTCGAGGGGAAAAGAAGTTCGAGTATAAGATATCTCAGTAGACCTACTGACCCAAGTGCCAGTGAGAGACACGCCCTGGAAGTCCGTTAGAGATCCAATAACCGATGAAAGGTTACTGAACCAGTCTATTACGAACGAAAAGGGAATAGCCTCATTGACCCATTGGACCGGGTTTGTCAGACCCATTTGGTTTGCCAAGAAAAGGTTGGGATTTGTAACCCTAACAATTCCTCCATACCGGACCTTCACCTTAGTAAGATACAAGTTCGAAGTATAAGTGGTCCAAGACCACGGAATGTAGTTATCAGAACTACGACCCGTGGCCGAAGCCTTTATAACTCGATCAGGGGTAGGACGTTGTAAAACGTCCATACCGTTGTAGATATCGCTAGCTAAGGGTTTAACCCCATAGCTATAGAACAACCAACCGTTCGCAAGAGTCTTTTGGACAGTGCGGCCGGAAGGAAGTTCAAAAACGCGACGTCTAACAACAAGGGGCCTCCTAGGCTTCCCCCTCTTACTTTTGCCACGCGGAAGACGCACCTTGATGACTCGCTCTTTGTAGGGTAAACCCAACTTTTTAGCGGCGTCAGCAAGGCGGAGGTTCTTCACATCTCGAGCGGCAAGAAACAGCTTAGTAACGGTGGTAGCTACCATGGAAAGGGTTTCCTTTCTTTCGGCAGTTAGTGTTGCCCCGAAGGACGACACATCACCAAGCTGACCAACGAAACGGGCGTAAGCCTGATTCGCTGCGGCCGTACCAGTTCCATCTCTCAGATTATCGGGTGACCAGGACCAGGAATGCTCGCCAGTAGTACTAAATAATTTGTCACTAACATAGTTAGTACCAATATTATATGGTTTCTTCTGTCGAGAACCTGAGACTGTCCACCTGAAACTCGGAGAGTTGGCCTTAGTTTCCGTATAGCTAACTATAGGGAGAGCCATAGTAATTCCTTTCATGAGAAGTTGTGCAAGGTTGCACAGCCTCGTAGAAAGCCGGTAACCAGACCGTAGTAGGGAACCCCGAAA